TCAAATCAAAACTTGCTGTCTCTTGAGTAAAGTCTGCCTAGTCAGTCAGCAAGTCGGGTGGTCTAGGTATGTGTATTTATATCACGTTGGTTTGTGGAATGCAAGCGGCTTTGAGACTTAGTAACGGGTAACGGTGTTACGACACAGGTAACGCCCACAACAAATAAAAAAGGCCCCTTGCGGGGCCTTCCAATCGAGCTAAGTGCTTGATTTATCAGCTAGAACCTGGCGAACCGTAGACTCCGAGCGGGTCAGAAAAACCGAACGAATAACGCTCACGAGCCTTGTAACGTACGTTGCCAGTATCGAAATCACCGTCCATGGAGTTCGTCAATGGCGTACGCTCAAAGTGCTTCAGGCCGTTTGGAACATCGGTAGTCAGATACCAGCCGTTCGTGTCGGTCAAGAAGTGGTTAACGGTGTAACCCTCGGGGATTGCGCCGTTGTTCTTCAGAGCGTTGATGTCGTTGTCGGTTGTGCCAACACGCAGGCTGGTTTCCAACAGACGAGTAGCAACGAACATCAGTGATGGAGGAATGATCAGCTTACGTGGCTTTGCTGCGATCAGCAGGCCGCGCTCATCCGTCCATGCAGCGATTTGAATGACCGCATTTTCCAACGAAGTTTCATTCAAGTCAGCAGCCGTGGAAGGCGTGTTGCTGTTCGTACCACCAGAGACCAGCGGGTGTGCTGTGTTAAACAACGAGACGCCATCACCACCGGGGTAAGCGGAGTTGAAACCGTTGTTAATAACCGCAGCAGCTTTGACCTGCTTGGTGTACGCCATTGCACGAGCCAGACCCTTGGTGTAACGAGCAGACAGGCTGTCGTACAGGTTGTCCTCAATCGCCTCTTCGGTGATCGAGAAACCAAGAGCAATGGTCTCGTGGGTGTAGCGAGCGGTGAAGGCTTCCTGCGCATTGTCATACGCAATTGATTGGCCTTCGTTTTTGACTGGAGCAGCGGAGAAACCAGACAGCTTGGTCTCTTCTTCAAAGCTACGCTCCGATTTCTCGGTTTCGTAGATTTCTTTGTGCTCTTCGCCATAACGGGCGTACTCCAAACCAAACAGAGCGTTAAGCCCCGGCAGGAGTTCTTTTAGTAGTTGGGCGCGTGAAATAGCCATTATTTACTCCTTAGACACCAGTGGTGTTGTTCATGGAATGGAAGTTTCCGTTCCACGTTACCAAGACTTCCGGGAACCCGATAAACGAGCAGGTCGTACCCGAAGCAACAGTGATAGCACTGCTAACCGTGAGAGTCGCGCCGTTTACGTTGGTAACCGTGATGTAGTTACCTTGAGCCGCACCAGTACCTGCGGCAACAACCTGCATACCTGCAAGAATTGCCGAGTTAGAAGCCGCCAACGTGAGGGTGGTGGATGAACCCGAAGTCGATGCAACAGCCGAAACCACTACAGCGCTATCTGGAACAACACCAACAACACGCCACGGAGCAGCGGTGGTAACACGTGTGTTACCCGTACCGTTGGAAACCACACCGCCGGTCAGTGCGAGGTACGAGTTACCGTTGACCGTGGAGCCGCTGTTACCCGTCAGGGTGTACATGTTAGTACCAACAAACGCAGGGTTAACATAACCAATGGTCGTGTTAGCTGTGTTTGCCAACGAAGTCCCCTGACCCGTTACAGCGGCTTTAAACACCGTGCGAGGATCATCAACAACGTAAGCAAGCGCGTTGTTAGAAACCGTGCTTGCAGGCCAGTACTGGCTCTGAATGGTTTGCGACAGGCTATTCACATACTGGCAACCCAAAAACACGCCAATCGTTCCAGCAATTGCTGACGTAGGACTGGATGCGGCGCTGTAGTTGTCAATAACAATAGTGCCATTGGAAAGCTTAACGGTGTCGCCGTTAAACAGGTTGGTTGAATACCCAGTGGCAATTGGGTACATACGGGTAGAACCCGCGTACACCAACCCACCGAACTCGTTTACGGGTTTTAACCCGTAGGGAGAACTAATAACAGGATAAGCCATTTAAAACTCCATTATTTAATACCAGAACCAAATCCGCCGCGACTGACCGTTGATTTACGATCTGCAAACAGCGGCATACGGGGGTCATTGTTGCGCATGAAGTTGTTATCAACAGACTCCATTTGTTTTTGCGCCTGATCGTTGTAGTACTCCGACATGGCTTCCGCTTTTTCGTGCGAGATTTTGCAGAGCAAAAGCCCACCGATTTCCACATTGCCGTCGTTGTTACCTTCAAGCATTAACTCGGGATGGTCTTTTGCCTTGACCGGAACCCAACCCATCCTAAATTTGCCCGACACGTTAGTTGGAGACGCCTGTCCCAATATGTGCGTTGCGACCCACCTGAAGGCATAGCCCGGTTCAGGGGTAGGATCTGGCAAGGAACTCGGCGGTACATAAACAGCCCGAGCAGTTTTTTCGCGTGACGCCAAGTCACGGGGGGTACGAGCATTAGTTTCAGCCATTTGCATTCTCCAATTTAACCAGTTGATCAGCGTATTGTTTAGGTGTTAGGCCAAACTTCTTAGCCAACGCGACTTGCGTTGTAGTTAGCTTGACTTGGCGAGTGCCTGACGAGCGTGTCGCAGGCGCAACAACTGCCGATTGTCTCTTGGAGGTAGACCCCCCAAACATGTCAGGGAAAGTCTTATGCAGGCGTGAATCTATTGCCTGAAAGTACTCATCACTTCGCGGGTCAGTGCCCGAACCGACTAGTTTTTGATGCAGCCCTAGTGCGTAGCTGGTAACTTCCTCGTACCCCGGTGATCCAAACCACTGGTTTTTTGCCTGCCAGCGCAGAGTTTTTTCGTCCGGTTGGACCGCTTGGGGAGCGGATACTTGTCTTTGTACAGTATCTGAAGTTGTTTGTAAAGGGGTTGGCCTAAAGTTTTTGATCGACTCCAGTTTTAATTTGGCTTCGGTCAATGCTTCTTGCGCGGCAATAATAGCGTCTGTATCAAAAGCTTCCTGCGCTTCTTTGTACTGACGGCGCACCGCAGCCAATTCTGCTTCAGCCGCAACTTTGGCTGTCTGTGCATACTGTACCGTGCCGTTGTCTACGTACTGTTTGAGCTGTTGGTTTTCAGACAACAACTGTTGCGCAAAGCGCTCAAGCTCCTGCTTCTCCCGCAGGGTGGCTTCCTTGGCACGGCGCTCATCATGGCGTGCGTGCGTTAATTCTTTGATGCGCCCCTTAACTTTGTCGGAGTAGGACTCGATCTCATCATCCGTCGGGTCTTCTACTTCCCGGTCCAGCGGCTTGCGCCCCCGGTCTTGTTCGGGCGTATCGTCAACGATCTCGACTTCAATGTCTTCGTCGTTCGGTTTAATAGCCTGTACGCTATTATTTTCGTCGGGGAATTTGTACTCTTCCATGTGTTACCTCGTTAAGCGCGGCTAATGCCACGGGGGTCTTCAACAACAGCTTCAACCTGATCGTCATTGATCAGACGGAACTCGCGGTCAAAGAGTTTCAATCGCGTACCGGAATAGGTACGTACCAAAACAAAGTCGCCCTCTTTACACCAAGCGCCAGAAGCAAACTTTGCTTTGTCCTTGTATGCGTCAGGGCCTAGCTTTACTACAAAAAGCACCGTTGTTGCATGCTCTTCCTGCCGGATAAACGCATCGGGCTTAACAATTTCTGTGCCCTCAAACGTGGTGTCCATCTCGGGAATAGCGCAAAGAATCTTCCATCCCGTTGGATCTGGGACCGTCTTTGCTTTTTGCTCAGGCGTAAGTTCTTCAGTCATTGGCTTCGTCCACTTTTTTAGCAAGGTCGATGATGTAACGCTCTGCGATGGCTAGACCTTGAATGACACCACAGAGTTTCCGATACTCCTCAAAAGATTGACACACGCCGTTGGCCAAATCATCAGCGTAGTTGTTCAAATCGTCGCGGATCTTTTCGCGCAATACGCGCGCAAATTCATGAATCATGCTTTGTTCTCCGGCTTGCGTTGTTTAGCCTGTTCAGCCTGCACGGCTGTCTGCGCTCTATGTTTGGCAATATCTGCCCCAATGCGCAGCCCCTCAATCTCATGCTGGGCTTCTTGTTTAGCTTTGCTCTCTTGGATCTGAGCGCCCATCCTCATACCGGCAAGCTCTTTATCGCTTGCCATCTTCTCTCTATCTAACTCAAGCCGGGCCTGATCCAACGCCGTCTTGCCAGCCTGCGCCTGCGCTTGAGCCTGTGCAGCTTGGGCTTGCGCCGCAGCCTGCTGCATTTTTAACTGCATGTCCTGCTGCTTTAGCTGCGCGTCAAGCTGTGCTTTCTGCGAATCAAGCTGAATCCGGGCCTGAGCTTCCTGCTGGCGCATTTGCAACTCTTGCTGCTTCATCTGCAACTCCTGCATCTGCATCTGAATTAGCGGATCTTGTGCTTGCTGCTGCGCCTGCTCTCTGGCCTGCTGCGCTTTGTTCTGCTCGACCACCTGCTTGGATGCTTGTGCAATCAGATTAGAGAGCGCGTACTCGGCTTCTGGCGGCAAATCATCGTCGTATTTAGGCAACGCCGCGCCAAGCTGCTGTTCTACTTGATAGCGATACAGGAACCCAGCATGTTCTGCGATATGCTCCATGAGAGCGGCTGAGATCTGCTGTGCTTTCGGGTTCTGCCCAAGTGCCTGCGCAATCGTTGGGTCTTGAATCATCGCCATATGCACCTGCATATGCGACTTGTGGTCTTGGTAGAAGAACGCCTTTACCGGCTCACTCTTCATCAGGTTCATGTTCTCCGTTACCGGATCGCGCGGCTTCATGTCATCTGGCAGCGGCACCAACTTGTTTGCGTGCTTGATGCCCAGAATCTCCAACATCTGCCGGTGCAACTGTGGCAGGTCGTAAATGTCCGGTGCCATCTGCGCCATCTGAATGACGGCTTGGTACTGTACAACTCGCTGACTCAACGTCGCAGCGTTGGGATCGCTAACAGGGATAATGTCTACATGATTGTAATCAGACTTCTTCGCTTTACGCGGTCCCTCTTCTGGGTCGTAGTCGTACTCGTCCTCTGTCTCGTCCCGAACAATCTGCGCAAGCAAGCGCAGTTCCTGCTTGAAGCTGTAGTGCAGGCGCGCCTGCACCGCCGTCATTACCTTGAGTTGGCGCTCCAACAAAGCCAGCGTGGTCCCCACTGGTGCTTGACCCGACATGTCACTAACTTGCATGTCAGCCGTGGCTGCGAAGCGCCGCCCTTCTTCCACAATCGTGGAAAGTAACTGATACAAGACATTCGATGGTTCTTTGTACGGCAGTGGAAGTATGTTGTCGCGTAATGCCCCTGAACCAATATCAACATCTCGCCATTCTCCCGGTGCAATTGGTGTGTCATCGCCCTTGATGCGCAACCCACGGGATTTCAAACCGCCCGGTAGGTTTGAGAGAGTGCCCGCATCAACAAGCTGACGCATGATGCTGGTAGCTGATTTGGCAAAGCCACCAATCAGATGGAATAACCCGAAGCCATACGCACCAAAGCCGGGAATGTAGTCGTACTTAACAAAGTGCTGGCGCTTCAGGCAGAACTCGTCCTCTTCTCTCCAGTTACGCCGCACAGCCAGTACGTCGTTTGTCCCCTTAACAATTGTGATCACATATGGACGCGCAATGCCGGTTTCTTCTCCGTCATCATCCGTGTCTTCAAACCCGGCAATATCCAGATCCGCGTGGATTTCGTACAGCGTGTAGCGGTCGTCGTTCAGATCGCTAAAGCCAGTCTCTTTGTCCTTGGCTTTCTGAATGTCTGTCTGCTCGCGGCTAGGGTCGGGCAACTCAATATCTCGGTAAAAACCGGCTTGTTGCAAACGCACAATCTCTTGCTCGGTCTTGCGCATAACATGCGTAACCCGATAGCACGTATCCAGATCTGTGGCCCCGTACGGCAGAATAATGTCTTCTGCTGGTACAAACATTGATACCGGGCGGTCAAGCGACGGATCGAAATAAACTTTCTTGAAAGCCGAGCCGGTTGCGGGTAAACTCCACAGCATGCGTTCATGCTCGGGCCTAAACTCGCGCATAACTTCCGTAAGCTCGTAGTTCAGGTCATCTTCGACTCGCTTAGCGGCTTCTTTTTTCTCTGGCGTCTCTTTACCAAGGATCTTGGTGCGCACCGGACCTTGCGCTGGGAACGACTCAGTGATAGCTTCAGACTGGAACCGTACAACGGCTTCCGTAATCATGGGGTGGAACACGCCACAAGCACCGTTCCACGGCTCCGTGCGCTCCTCATACTGGAGACCCAAGAGTTTTAGTCCCTCTTTGTATGACTTCTCCCAGTCTTTGCGCGAAGCGCGATCATTCTCAATAGCCTCTGCTAGCTCCCCAGCCAGCATGTCCAGATCACCTGCGTCAATATCGTCGGCAAGGTTGGCGTAAAAGTCGGACTCTTCGCCGTCTTTCTCAATACTGATCTCAAGATCACCGGCCTTGATGTTGACCGCTTCCGGGTCAACGATCTCAATCTCAAGCGGTTCTTCCTGCGCAGCCAGAGTGTCAATGCCCTGCGGCGCGCTATACAGCGACTTGTCGATGTTTGTTGCCATCAATATCTCTTCTTTAAAGTTGCCCGATTAGTGGCGGGATCATACTTGAATGATGACACGGGCTTGCCTGTGCGTTTTTTAGCGCGGTCAAGCGCACGTTCTTCTGCTGTCATGGCATCACGCACTAAACCGGCTTCGGTCAGATTGCCCTTTTCGTCCACATGCCCTCTAGAACGTAGAACGTCAAGCGCAGCGTCCCTTGACCCCATCTGTGCTGACAGACGGTCAATCAGTTGCCCACGACCCATGAATTTTTGCGTTGCCATACTAATAATAAGCAGCCGTGCGACGGCGGAAAAGCGACAACTCATCCTTCTCGTCCGAATCCAGCGCAATAAACCCACCTTGGCGGTATCGTAACAGGGCTTGGGTGGTCGTATCTACGTAATCGTCATGCTC